TGGCAATGATAAAAAAATTGCTGTACTACGATCATACCACAGTCTGGTCTTAGAAGGAATACTTCAGATCAATTTTAACCCAGACGTTAAGCTAGATTTACCAGAAGGCGAACCTCCGTTTAAAAAGGATGAAAAAATTCCTGTAGGATATTCAGAAACAAATCTATTTTCAGAATTTAGACGTATGTACATTTGGCTACAACCAAATATCAATTTGACTAAAATGAAAAAAGAAGAATTATTTATTCAAATGCTTGAGGGTATTCACTGGACAGAGTCAGAGGTGGTTTGTTTGGCAAAAGATAAAAAACTTGAAACTAGATATAAAACATTAACTGAAGATTTGGTTAGAGAAGCTTTTCCAAATATTCTTCCCCCGCCTAAACCAAAGACAGTTGTGGATATTATTCCTGTTCTTAAGAAAGAAACAAAAGCAAAAAAAGCTTCGGTCTCTTTGAAAGATTGACTTGGTTCTTCAAACGAGACGAACCGGAACCAGAACCAGTCAAAAGCAATTGGTTAACTTCAGGCGATATACCAGATGATCCAAAATACGATAGTAGAAGCATAAATCATCACAAATACCGAGCATTTGACAAATATTGAAAAAGATGTTATAATATAGTATGGGAGATTTAATATGACAATGCACATCGTTGGACCTTGGTTATCTACAAATGGTAAGAAAAAAGGCAAAGTTAAATTTAAAAATGCAGAAGATGCACGTAATGCTAGAGCTCTTGCACAAGAGTGGTCTTCTATGAAAAAGAAATGGGGCGTTGAGATTGATGATGCAAAGCGCAAACGCGCAATGACTGCCGAGGTATATTCTCCTCCAGTTTCATCTAATCCTCGAGGAGTCTTAAATAATATCCAAAGTTTAAATTCAAAAACAACTGGCGCAGTTTCTAGTAAACCGTCGCCTGTTTATACTGGTACTAAGGTAATAGGTATTGGTACAATGCATAAGTCTAATGCTGTTCCCATCTTTAGTGATGATGAAGCAAAAGAAATTTCTACAATGAGGCGATAATGAAAAAAATAGTTTTAGTTACAGGCGGATTTGATCCCGTACATTCTGGGCATATTGCTTATTTTAAAGCGGCAAAGGAATTAGGTGATTATCTAGTAGTAGGCGTAAACTCTGACGCATGGCTAACACGTAAGAAAAGCGCACCGTTTATGCCAGTATGGGAGCGGGTTGCTTTATTACAAGAATTTAAATGTATAGATCAAGTTGTATTCTTTGATGATCTCGCAGATGCTGACGGAAGCGCTAAACACTTTATAAAAGAAACACTAAATATCTGGCCAGATGCTAAAGTTGTATTTGCCAATGGTGGAGATAGAACCGATAAGAATATTCCAGAAATGGATATACAAGATCCTCGTCTAAGTTTTGCGTTTGGCGTGGGTGGTGAAGATAAAAAAAATTCTAGCTCATGGATTCTTCAAGAATGGAAAACGCCAAAGACCTCGCGCGTGTGGGGTTATTATCGTGTTCTGCATGAACAGGGTAAAGATGTTAAAGTTAAAGAATTAACTGTTGATCCAGGTAAATGCTTAAGTATGCAACGACATAAAGATCGTGGCGAGCATTGGTTTGTGGCAGAAGGAACAGCTACGGTCTACACGTTAGATCATAGTACAGATGTTGATCTAATTGGAACATTCAATAAATTTGAAAATCTCCATATTGGTAAAACAGAGTGGCATCAGCTTTGTAATGAAACTGAGTCACCATTGAAAATTGTCGAAATCCAGTATGGCGACAATTGTATTGAAGATGATATTGAAAGGAAATAAATTATGGCAGGCATTCCATCTAGCCCAGAAGATCGCAAAGCAATTTTAGATTGCATGAAAGAGTTATCCGCAAGTATGACTCGTGTTGAAGGTGAAAGAGATTTTCAACGTGAAGCAGTTAAAGACTTATGCGAAAAATTAGAACTTAGCAAAAAGACATTTCGTCGTATGGCAAAAGTATATCACAAACAGAACTTCAATAAAGAAATTGAAGAACACGAAGAATTTGAAGAGATGTATGAAACAATTACAAACTCTACACGGATGAATGCATAATATGAAAACTTTGTATATTTTAGAAGCTGAATGGCGAGATACTATTGGTCGTTGCAGAAATCAACACATTGTAGGAGTTTACGACGACATGTTGAAATTAGAAGAAGCCAAACAAAAAATTGAAAATACCCCACATAAGTATACAAGTATTACTTACAAAATCAATAACGAAACACGGCTATTTGCTTAAAAAATAAGCACTTTTATGCTTGACAGTAACCAAAAAAGATGTTATAATAAAGCATATAAAGAAAGGTTATTATGACAACGGTATATGACATTTTAGATCAGCTCGCAGCTGACAATTCTCGTCTTGCTAAAGAAGCAATTTTAACTCAGAATAAACATAATGCTGACTTAAAAGAAGCATTTAGAATTGCGTTAGATCCGTTAATTAGTTATTATATTCGTAAAATTCCAGCATACACCAAACAAGCTAAAGGCAAAAAATCTTTAACTTGGGCCATGCAAGAACTCCTTAATGAATTCGCAACCCGCAATGTTACGGGCAATGCAGCAATTGAACATCTAACCTTTGTATTGGAGTCAGTGAATGAAAAAGATGCCAGCGTTATTGAGCGCATTATCAAGCAAGACCTTCGTTGTGGAGTCAGCGAAGCTACCGCAAACAAAATCTGGTCAAAGCTTATCTCAACATACCCGGTTATGTTGGCTTCTGGATTCGACCAAAAGCTTGTCGACAAAATTAAATTTCCAGCATATTGTCAATTAAAATTAGATGGCATGCGTTTTAACGCAATCGTTCGTAATGGTACAGTAGAATACAGGAGCCGCAATGGTAAAGAACTTAATATTCCAAGTAAGCTATTTAGCGATGCTTTACTCAAATTGGCTTCTTATTATGGCGCCAATTATGTTTTTGACGGTGAATTACTTGTAGTAGATTCTGCAGGCAAACCGCTTGATCGCAAAACCGGTAATGGTATCTTAAGCAAAGGTGTTAAAGGTACAATGTCAGATAAAGAAGCGGCAATGGTGCGAGTAACATTGTGGGATGCTATTCCTTTTACAGGATTTCAAGCAGGTGTATATAAAACACCTTACAACGAACGCTTTATGCAATTGATGCAAAATGTAGATTTCCTAAAAGGTGTATCTGCTATTGGTCATCTTGTAGATATCGTATGGACCAAAGAAGTTAATACGCAACTTGAAGCTCAAAACATTTTTGAGAAATTTTTAGCTGACGGTCAAGAAGGTACTATACTTAAATCTAAAACAAACATCTGGGAAGATAAGCGTTCTAAGGAACAAATTAAATTCAAAGGTGAATTAGAATGCGATCTTGTTGTTGTTGGATGGGAAGAAGGCACAGGCAAAAATGTTGGTAGATTAGGAGCATTAGTTTGTGAATCATCGGATGGTCTAATTCAAGTTAATGTTGGATCAGGGTATTCAGACGAACAACGTAAAGAATTTACAAAAATTGCTGCAATTGGAAAAATTGTAACTGTTAAATATAATGCACGTATCAAAGATCGCGGAGACGGTGTAGAACGTCTATTCTTGCCTACATTTATTGAAATGCGTGAAGATAAAGATGTAGCAGATTCAAGTAAAAAAATTAAATGAGTAAAGTATCAAGTACTGAAATAATTAATCAACACTATGATCGCAATTACGCACAAACTATATATCAAAGAACTCTTAATAAAATAGATTCAGAAAAGCAAATAGCTATTCAAGAACAAGCAAGATTAAATCTACATTATAAACTGCAAATTGAAATTGAAAAATTAAGAGAATATGATCAATTGCGACAAAAGAAACTCTATGATATCGATCTAAAGGGATCTAATATAGATGCATATACATGAATATAAGATATCCGAGAATTTCGTCAGATCATATATAAATTATTATGTTGGTGCAAAAAAAAGCATCTAGCATCCTGGAAAAAACGACAAATACCTGAATGGTTTACATATGCCTAGTTATACATTAAAATGCAACGATTGTGACACCTTATTCGACGTGCTTTGCCGATATGACGCACGCCCCGAACAGCAATGTACTAATTGTCAATCAACAAATCACGAAAACATCATCACAGGTGCTCCTGCACTAGGTGACGCCGTTCGTCTCGGTATCACTCAACCTGATGGTGGTTTTAAAGAAGTCTTGTCTAAGATACACTCTAATAATTATAAGAGTAACTTGGCAGACAAATTAAGTAGACGATAAAATGTTTTCAATTCAATTTTTTTACCTGAGGGGGCAATAGCACGGTAGGCTAATGTCCTTTCTTTTTCTCAAGAGGGTATACATGGCAAAGTCTAAAAATAATCTTCAATTGCAGCCAACTCATCCACCGCTCAATTTAGTTGTTAACAACAAACTAAAAATGAGATTAGATGATATGAAAACAATTGATCCATTAACAGACAACCAGCGGCGAGTCTTTGATGCATATGATAATTCTAAAATCATGTTGCTTCATGGAGTAGCCGGGACAGGAAAAACATTCATAGCGCTCTATCACGCATTGGAGGAAGTATTAGATAGATCAAATCCATTTCGACAAGTAATAATCGTTCGATCCGCTGTACCTAGCAGAGAGATTGGACATCTACCGGGAGATGAAAAAGAAAAAACAGAAGTATATACTGAACCGTATGTTGGC